TACTAGAATCACCGGAGGCTGCGAGCTGACTAGAATAACCGGAGGCTGCGAGCTGACTAGAATAACCGGAGGCTGCGAGCTTACTGTAATCACCGGAGGCTGCGAGCTTACTAGAATCACCGGAGGCTGCGAGCTTACTAGAATCACCGGAGGCTGCGAGCTTACTGTAATCACCGGAGGCTGCGAGCTTACTAGAATCACCGGAGGCTGCGAGCTTACTAGAATCACCGGAGGCTGCGAGCTTACTGTAATCACCGGAGGCTGCGAGCTGACTAGAATCACCGGAGGCTGCGAGCTTACTGTAATCACCGGAGGCTGCGAGCTTACTGTAATCACCGGAGGCTGCGAGCTTACTAGAATAACCGGAGGCTGCGAGCTGACTGTAATCACAATTCTTCCATAGAAAATCAAAAGATGCTTTGATAAAACCAGATAAATCCAGTTTTGCTTTTATCTTGATTTTATTAGTTACACTCTTAGTCGAATCTGATTTTGTTTTTCCCGAATCCTCTATCTCGGCAAACTCAGAATCACATAAATCATAATAATTAAGCGTATCAAGTGGGTTCTCGCAATAATGGAATCCTCTTTCACACAAAATAGGTTCTTCTTTAATTTCATAATCAGTATTTTCTTCATACTGCAAATTCTGACATTTAAGCCCTTTGTTAAAGGCTTTAAATCCTTTTTTTATTTCCATGATATTAATTATTTTTAACACAAATACATTCCATCCATCGTCTATCACCACAATTATTAACAACTCTCGGACTTGTGGTTTTCAGCCTTTCATATTTCCGAGCATCAGTTTCGGAAAATCCGCAAGTATCTTTATAGACATACTTAATTTCAGTATATCGTGCTGTCCGGTAATAAACAGCTATCTGGCAATGCCAACAGTATTCATCTTCTACTTTCTCGCAACCCATAAAAATAAGTGCAAGAACAATGAGGAATCCTATCATTGCTGAAAGGATAAGCAGGTATTTCAGGTTCGTTTTCATGTCTTCCAGACTGTTATCCAAAGTAAGACTATTGCCATAATACCAAGCGCGGCCAGTGCAATCACCCCGTAGATTACTGCCATAAAACAGCCTTCAGCATCGCTTTGTTTTTCGTATATTTCATCATCATACATTTTATATCAAGTTTAAATTAAATTTATGCATTATCCGAACCAAATAACCATTAATACGAATAGTAAAAGCAGCAGTATAAAATACAGCCAATCACGTTTTTTCATGCTCTTTGATTTTTTGTTTAAATTCTTCCATAATTTTTTCAAGCTCATCCATTGACCACTTATAACCATCCCTTTTGTATTTTTCGGCAGCTTTTTTAAGCTTTTCAAACCTCTCCGGCCCTATCTTAAAAAACAAGTTATCCCTGTAGTTTACTGTATTACCATATAAAAACTTATTACAGTATTTACATTGTCCATGAATATTATCCTCATTAAAACGAAGTCCATCATACATTTTTGTAGAATAATAATGTCCGGCATCCATAAACTCAATACTCTTAAGTTTTCCGCATGAAATTCATTTAAAGTACCCGAAGTCACTATCTCTTTTACGGATATATTCATTAACTACGGCTTGAACTTTATTTTTAAGGTTAGGCAGTGAAATAGATTTCATTGAACTTACGTTTTAACTGTTCAAGCTTATAATTAACTTTTGCGCTTTTATGGTTGAGTGAATGAATGGAGTTTAATATGCGAGGTATTGTAAACCCTGTCAGATCACTTATCTTTTGGTTATTGAATCCTTTTTCTCGCAAGATAAAACATACCATCTGTCGTGCTGTGGCGCAATTTCTGTTCTGTGATTCACCATAGTATTCATCTTCGGTGATCATTTGGTTATCACAAGCCATTTTTACAAGTTCATCTATTGGAAACTCATTTATTTTCATGATATTTAGCGTTAAGTACAATCCACCAAGCGAAGTCAGTAAGTGAAAAACTACCTTCTGCTTCTTTCTTCTTTACATATTTTCGGATTTTCTCTTTGTCCGGGGGATATATTTTATATTTCATTTCTTCTGTTTTTTATTCCAAAATCTGCAAGTGTAGGATGTTCTCCCCTTGCTATCATATCAGCAACTATTTTTGGGTCAATCTGATCCCAGTCATCATCATTTATTGCTCCTGAATTTATAAGGTCAATCTTCCAGAGCATTGCCATTCCTACGGGGTATTTATTAAGGTCAAAGGTCTTTTCTGATTTCTGTCTCAATCGGTTTTGGTGTTCCATTTTCTGCCCGTATTCAACGCTCACTTCACATATCCACTCATAAATGTTACGAGGTGTTAGTTTGGTATTATCATTCTTAAGCTTACCAAGTGATCCCCTCATAAAAGCAGAAGCTATTACAGAAAGCGGAAGTGAATTAAACTCGTTCATTTGAATATATTCAATGATCCTGTCAACATTTTCTTTGTCTGCTGAAGTGCCAAGATTCAATGCTGCATAATCGACAAAAACATTAATAACGTGCTTTAGAATACTTATAGGTATCTCACTGATCTTATAAGTCGCATAAGTTTGATAATCTTTGTCTTTCATCAGTAGAATAGTTTGCGTTTGTCGGCCTTGTCAAAGGTGTCAGATCGTCGCATCCAGTATTGAACACGTCTTTCAATATCAAAGGTTTCCTGAAGTTCCCATCGCATTTTTGTGCCAGACTTATTCATTTCAGACCAATACATGAAAAAGTCATGTAAGATGTTTTCAGGATAGTTAAGAGATTTGACTTTTAATTCAAATTCTTTAATTCTTTCTTTTATTTTAGTTTCTTTACTTTCTTTTTCTTCTTTTATTTCTTTCTTTGTTGAACATGTGTTCAATTGTGTTGAATATGTGTTATTTATGTGCTGAACAACTGGCTGGCTTATGCTTTCTTCGTGTTCAACAACAGCCTCATCTTTGTTTTCATTCTGTTCAACAGCTGCTGAACTGATGATCATCGGCTGTTCGGTCTTTTTCCTTACTTCACCACTTCTAAGTCCGGCAAGGCGTTTCTTTTCCCTTACAGCATCCTTCATCGCCATACGTTCTAAAAAAGAACGTGAGTAAAGAGAATTATTCTCATCGACTTCAAAAAGCTCAATAGCCACACAATACTTTATGAATTCATAAGTCCAGTCATAATCATGGTAGATTGAATCGGCAATCCCATTGATGACATACTCTTTGAGTTCGAGCTTATAAGAATCCTCAACGCGCATCAATTCAAGGATGACCCAATAGATTCCATACCCTTCTATAGTATATTTCTTGATAAGGGATTTAATCTTCAGGTCATTCCTTGCATCGGCATCATGTGAAAAATATGGTGCTTCTTTCATTTTATAAGAAATCTTCGTGTTCCTTCTTTCTCAATCAAATAGTTGGAGTACAATTCCGGGTTCTCCAGTTTGAATCTATCCTTGTCGAAAATAAGGCTAGGCTTTGATGTCTTCCATGTGACAAGCGGTATCTGTCCTAAAACAATACCCTCAGCATCCCTCATAACCATTTTCAGGGAATTAATGTAATCTTCTTTCTTCTGTTCAAGCTCCTTGAGTTGTTCGTTAATAGATTTTAGAAGGTCACAGGTTACTTTAATCTCGTCAGTGGCTTGAATAAAATCTCCTTCACGGTGTCTTTTATACATCCTGTTCAGATCCTCGACATTGATCGGTTCGGGCGGTATGTCTTTCTGGACATTATTTGTCCAAAAGTCTGCGACAATATCCATGACGTAATTAAAAAACTCAGAGTCGAATTCGTATTCCCGGTATTTGAAATCAACTCCACGTTCAAGCCAAGCTATTGATCCGTTGTTAAATCCCACTATACCAAGATACCACTGGAGCTGAACAAACCAAGCCTGAAGCGGGTCATCCAGATTAGCCTGTGTGGTCTTACATTCAAGGATTGATCGGCCTATCTTAGAGCCTATGTATTTCCGGTCAGGCGTTCCCGTGGCAAAAGGATAGTCGGGATGGGTATATTTAGTGCCACCACTGGATTTGATAAGCTTATAGCCAGTTCGTATCTGGAAGAATTCAGCAACAGCTGATTCAAGAATCCTCCCGGCTTCCATATACTTGTTATCTTCCGTTTCTTCACCCCTTCCGGTTTTATTAAGCCATACCTGATAAGGCGAAGAGTAGTTGTCTAAACCAAGTATGGCAGCTACTTCACTCCCTCCTATGCTGGATTTTCTCTGGTTTAAATTAGTTTCATTCATATCAATTTCTGTTGTTCAGATTCTTTCTTCAACTGTTCTTTAATTACATCCGGCAAACCTTCATTTTCCGGTTTTTGATTTGGCTTACGCCTCTCCTGTGCTAACTTAATAGCTTCATCTACCTTTTTCTTTGTCTCTGATGGCTGAGTAGATACGTTCCTTCCAAACGCTTCAGCAATAGTAGTATCTCCATCGTTGATAGCATTTGCCAGTCCTATCAATTTAACGATCTGCGGTTCTTTGATCTGGTTGACAGTTTCGATACCAAGGCAAGAAAGTATTTCCGCTTCAGTAACGTTCCATGTATCGAGATAGCCATCAAGCAGCTCTTTCCTTCTTTTTATGAGTTTCTGTTCGGTTGAAAGATTACCGACAATAGCTTTCTGAGCTGCGGAATAGACTTTTGTCGTAACGGTTGCGGGGACGACCTGAAAGATAGCATTACGTGAAGCTATTGCAAGGGCAGCATTGGCTGTGACAATAATCATGTCGTCTGTGAATTTTTGCCCATTACGGTCTGTGATCCTCCGCTTTACTTCTGTCCTTACTGCATAGTTGCTCTGAAGGTCAAAAGCTGTTGCCTGTGCCGTAAGCATTTTATCGCCTATCTCAACGATCTTTGCTTCAACCCTCAGGTTTCCATATTCACTTGCAACTATTCGTGCAAGGTGTACCGAGGGGCCGTCAATCTCTTTTCCGGCTCTCGGCAGTGAATAAACACACGTCTTGGCTATCTCCACATCTTTGGAGACAAGCGCTATGACATTATCAATAGCACGTTGTGTGTTTCGTGGGTACTTCTTAGCGGTACTGATAGCAATATCAATGTCCGCACGTGTCTGTGCTTCTGTCACTGAGACAGGCTGCACCTCAATTACTTCGATCTCGTCTTTCATGTGAATAGAATTTTGTAAAATTTCTCAGAAAGCTTCTGTCTACTAATTAAAGTAATGACATGGCCTTCATTGAGAAGGGTTTTTATTAAATAAAACTCTTTTGGCAAAAACATATTGGAAAACTTCTCACCTCCTTTTGATGATGAGACAATATAAACCACTCTCTCTTTCATGATATAAATATATAAAAAAATTTTCAATAAAAAAACGAGTTTGTTTAAAATGTTTATAAGTTATTCTCCTTAATCTTATCAGATTCCTTTTTAAGAAAGGACAAGGTAAGTTGAAGGTTTATTACACGTTGTTCAAGGTATGAGATTTCGTTTTCAAGCGGGATAAGCTGTTTCTGTATAGCTTCGTTCTTAGGAACTAAAAGGTAAATTGAACCGATAAGTTGCTCGTAGTATTTTATCTTGGCGCACTTAGTCTTGTCAGTTTCAATATAGTTTTCTATGACTTTAATTGCATGAAGAACTGTTGAATGATTTTTGCCATAACGAGAACCTATATTCTTCAGTGAGCCTCCACACTCTTTTTTATACTTGTTGGCAAAATATAGAATAAGCTGTCGGGTGAACGCAACCTCTACTTTCCTCAGGTCTTGAAGTTCTTTTATCTGTTGTGAAGTAAATCCCTCACCGTAACAGATCACGAATTCTATCCAGTCGTACATCTTAAAATAGTTTTAATTGTTTTACAGGCTTGGCATCAGCAAGTTCTTCGAGCTGGTCAATTATCTTGTCAACCGAAGTATCACCACGACCACAAATCCTCAGATAACGGTCAAGTAATTCTTTTGAATAGTATTTTACAAGAAGTTCTTCTGATGCAAATAATGGTTCTGAAGTTACCGGAGATGACATTCCTTGACAACTCCATTTCATCTTGTTAGTTTCAAAATCCGTTGCACCGACCCACTCTGTTTCGCTTAACATTACTATTCTTATATGGCAATGTGGCTCGTGGTAATTATCCTTACCGATAGTTATTGTCTTTGTATATTCACAATAGACACCGTGTTTATTTGGTTTTGGGCGCATATTATAATTGGTATGTTTCCAGCCCCGAAGGGCTGTCTCCACATTTTACACGGACTTAGAACCGTCAAGCTTCAAGCATCTCTTTGAGTTGTTTGCAGTAGCCAGTCAGCTTAGTGACTTCAACTTCTTCTTTGATAACCTCAATATCGCATTTCTCGGTGTTGCCTACCATAAGCTCGAGCAGAATAGATTCACCGTATAAGTCACCCATTTTTGGCCTTAGCCAAAAACTGGCAACCATATACTCTTTGTTGATTTCGACATGTGGTGACTGATGGAAGATTTTACGAAACTTTTTGACTCTGTTCTCGAAAAGCGCTATGTTGGGAATTTTTATTCTTAATCCATAAGCCGAATATGGCCACGGCTCTTTCTCACAGCCTTTAAGCAGGTCATCGAGGTTCTGAGAGATCATGTTTGATAGCATGATCCTTTTTGTCACAGTCCTTACCTCTTTGACTGCGTGTTTATAGTGGTTAAGAAAATCCTTTGTTTTCATAACAGCTCATCGGGTTTGCGTGTGAAGATAAAGTTTCCTGCTATCTGCTGAAGCTCACGTGAACGTTCAGGATTTGCTGTTCGTGCCATAGCGGAAACGGCATTAGCGAAAAGATACATCGAAGGATTACCATAGATTCCATCGTCTTCGCTGTGCTTAAGGAGTATTTCTTCGACTATCTTTGTTTCAGACTTCGATACACCGAGTTTCGGAAGGCGTTCTATCATAGGCTTAAGTTCGACCTTAGTCTCTGAAGCCTCACATATCTGCTTCGATTCAAACTCCAATGCTTTCGGAGAAAAGACATATTTCATAGCGTCACGAACCATCAATGCTCGTGTCTCGGTGTCTTTATTGATAGTTTCTATGGAGAACATGAATTCCTGTGGAAGCCTTGATCCCAAATGAATTTCTTTGAGGTATGAGTGCCCTATTGCCCCATTCAGGCAGACGGCTTTTTTCCAGTATGACCGGAGTTCAAGTTTGCCATCTCCGAAGTCAGAGTTTTTAAGAAGCATCCCGCGTGCGTAAGACACTATCCCGTTGTTCGGGGTATCAATATCAAAAATCACAGGGTCAAGGACTTCTAAGTAATCTCTGGAACTGCCCTCATAAGCGCCAACAAGCGGAAGTCCGAGTTCTTCTGCAACAGTAATAAACATAAGGAAGATTTCTTTGGTGTTCAGTCTTTTGTAAGAAGTGGAGAGGAAGCCCCTGACCTGACCACCTACATTACGGAAAAGAAAACGATCATCCTTCCCGGCATAGTTTTCAATGTAACGGTTCATAGCAAAAGACACTGATTCCTGCTGGTATTTTGATCCTGTCACACCTTTTGAGCACCACGTCTGAGGAAGTCCTAAGCGATCGGCTACCTGATAAGCTGAATTTGGTGTCAGTGACCATATATGCACATCCTCATCTTCTTTAATGATAGTGCCTACACCTCCATAATCGGGTGTGAACGTTATAAGCTGTGAAGGGATGATAAAATCGTCAATGACCCTGTTTTGCAGCTTATCATAGATTACCTCGGAGTTGATCCGGGATTCTGCGACAAAAGTGTCGACTTTTTTCTGAAGAACTGATTTGAGTGTCATAAGTTTGATATGAAATTATTAATAGAATCGATAAGGCTCTTAGCCCTGTGTGTCTTTATGTAGTTCCCCTTAAAGCGTTCAGGGAGCTTGTCTATGTAGCGATAGAGAAGATAAATAAGATATTCGCAAACCTCTTCAGTCTTTACGAGCGGTTCATTATCGGGACGGGTGTCACCGAAATTTAATGACTTCGGATCATTATAGCCGATAAGATAGTGTGAAGTTCCTCCGGCATCGACATAACCCGAACTGTCGTATACTCCGACAATAATCTGTCGGTCAAGTTTCCATTTAGCATTGACGAGTGCTTCTTTTAAAGTCTCACCTGTGCCGAAATAGCCGTCCGATGTACGGACAACAAATTTCCATTTGATCTTTACGATCTGCTCGTGGTTTTCAGCGAGCCATTGATTGATTTCATTCATAAATTTAAGAGTTTGATTATGTGTTGTTCTGTACCGTATTGGTCAAGCATTCGATCTTCGATAAAAGCACTGAAGCTTTCATCAGTATAAAGAAAGATTACACGTATCCTTGCTGAGTTTCCGACCAGCTCATAACAGCGAATATCAAAAACTGCAAGATCAAATTTCCATTCAAGGGTGTAATAACCTCCCTGGTCAAGAACCCTTTCCAAGAGTAAACGTATGTTGTTCATCAGTTGAACATGTGTTAAAGTTTGTATGTTACCTGTTCGCTATGTCTTCCAATAAGTTTGAATCCTTCGGGGGCTTCTGTCAGCTTCGGCTTTTCCTCGTGTATGTTCTCGACTGATATCTTCTCAGCTTTTGGCTTACGTACTTTCTTGTTCTTGACTGCACCTTTCGGAAGGATGACTGTCTTGTTGCCTGTTGAATGTTCAATGACTGTATGTGCTTTGCCAGTCTTTTTCTCCGACTTGCGGGCTTTCTTTACGGCTGCCCGGAGCTGTTCAAAAGAACCGCATGGTGCAATGTCATCATAAGGACTCACTACTTCATGGGGAACATCTTTGAGGTCTGCTTTGATGACCTTGAAATTCTCAGGTTCTTCAGTTTCAAGAGTTCCGTTGATGGCGCTATTGAAAATATCGGACATCTCACCTGAAGAATTAAAGAGATAAGAGGTGATCCATGCTTCTGCACCGAGCTTTCCTCTGGGAACTCGTCCTTTGTCGTCAACCATAAGGTCTACGATCCAACGGGAAAAGAGCTTGTTGATAACTCCTTTGTAGTGTTGCTCGGATTCTGCATCGTAATGATATTCGAGCGGGTAGGAAACAATGTCGGGGTCTTCGTTCTTGACGGTTTGCCCGAGGTTTGCGACTATTGAAGTTGCCGATCTTACGGCCTTCAACTGGAACAAGTCGCCTTTTTTGAGTAATGTGACCTGTGTTTTCATCTTTCTAATATGATATATAAATATAATAAAAATGATTCAAGATTAAAAATAAATCATTTATTAATTTTATGTCAGATTAAAAATTTAACATTTGAACTTGTTTTCTTCAATCCTTTTTATGTAAATTTGTCAGTTATGTTATCAGATGTAATAGGTCTATCAAGCGACTGCCCTAAATTTGCACATATATGTCAATGGATGTGCTGCACCAAGATAGGAACATCAGACCATCTCGGAGGCGGGGTTTACATCTATCCCGAAGAACTTGACAACAAAAAAAACATAGACCATCTCGATATACGATTCAACTATCCCGATGGTGGAAAAGTGGCAGTCTGCAGGGCCAAAGACTTACAGACCTGTGATAACAAGTACAAACCCTACGACTGCCGCCTTTTCCCTATATTTCCTAAATTCAAAGGCGAAGACCTTAACATTTATCTTTATTCAGTCAAGCATAAAGACGGATTCTATTGCCCTTTTACTGAGGAAGCAGCATTAAACCTCGTGAAAATCCTATATCCCCTACTTTTCAGAATCTCACTTAACAAAACACTTGTCAACTTTTACAATAAACGTCAGTTGATGGGTTACAGACCACTATTTACAATCAAAGCATGGAAATCAAAATTATCAAACTCGCAAAGATAGACTGGCGCTCACTGCTTATTCTGCAAAACCCGGAATTTAAGGAGATGAGTAATGATGAGTTTAATAAACTCAAAAACTCACTTCGCAACAATGACTTTATTGATCCATTCAAAGTATGGCAGGCAGATGAAGGGATTTACTGTTTAGACGGTAAGCACCGTGTCGATGCCCTTAAATCACTTATCGAAGAAAATGTAATTGTCCCGGACAAGCTCCCTGCTTTATTTATTGATTGCCCTGACAAAAAAACAGCAGCCAAATATGTCCTTATATTTTCTTCCCGTTATGCAAGGATAACCTATGAGGGAATGTATGAGTTCTTACATATACACGGGATTAAAGAAGATTTTGACGACATAGCCGCAATGACAGACATTCCAGACATAGACCTTCCGATGTTCTATTTGGATTATATGACCGACATCCAGCCAGACAACTTTAATGCGGAAAACATTGAGCGATTAGCCGAAGGACAACCAAAGATGATAGAATGCCCTAACTGCGGTTTTAAGTTTGAGAAATCAAAAGATTATTCATTCGGAAAAAAAGAATATGAAAGCCGTCCTGCCGAAATTAAAGAATAATGTTGCACATCTGGGAGAAGATGCATCAATATCCGTATTATGCGGTGGGAAGACTCTATACCGCAATCAATCCCTTAACGAATATGTCTTTATTCTAGCATCCCAACTTGTGCCAAAAGCTTTTGAGAGACTTTCTATAATCTACAATCCCTGGCAAATAATACCACACTTCTTTGAATGGGACTATTTCATCGACAGGTTTCGTGATAATAAAGCTTATGACAAAACCCTCAACCGTTATAAAGAATGGGGATTGAATAAGATATGCATGATGGATTTCTCTGTCTTTTATAGTGATCCCGAAGAACGCCAGTTAAAAAATATGGAAACAAATTTCGAGAGAGCCATCTATGCACAGGAAAAAGGATTTGAAATAATATTCAACTACAACAATATACTTGATATCGAATACAATGATTGTTTTCCCGAAAATCTCGGAACAATGATTATTGACGACAACCACTGGGAAACAAAATGGTTCTACCGTGAAAATATAGCATTAAGAAAACTTCTACAAATCACAAAAATCGAAGATGTTATATTTTTGTCAGGTAAAAAGACATTGCAACACAGGTCAGGAATGTTGAAAATACTTAAAGATCAAGGTGTTATGATTCACGTCATACCTTCACAATGGGAAGCAATAGGACTATGGCAGAAACAAAAAAAAGATACCCGCAACGCAGAAGCTCTACAACACTGAAAAAGGGCGACAAAATAGCAGAGGTTGAAGTCGACTGGAACGAAGCAGATAAACTACGGAGGATCGGTTGCACTTGTGAAGAAATGGTAGCTGTTTTAGGCGTGTCATGGTCAACAATGGAGCGCAAGTGCAAGGCTGTTCATGGAATCCCTTTTGACGAGTATGTAAAAAAGGGAAACCAGAATTTCAAAGTTTCATTAAGACGATTACAGGCTCGTGGGGCTCAGGGGTACACGGAAATCATAAGGGATGAGCAGGGAAATATACTTGAACGTAAGTATAATCCTCCAAACATAACAATGCAAATTTGGCTCGGTAAACAATTCCTGAACCAGAAAGAAAAGTCCGAGATTGATCAGAATATTAATCTTCCGACTTTGCCCGATATAATCATTAAATAAAAATGGGGTTTGTTTTGAACACGACATATTACACCGGAAATGTTTATGAGTGGAATCTTCCAAGCGGGTACACTTGCCCATTTGCTAAGGAATGTAAAGTTTATGTTGATAGGATAAGTGGAAAATTTCTTATCCCAAAAGGTAAATTCAAGTGCTATGCCGCTTATGCGGAACGCTACCCTGCTGTAAGGAAAAGTCGATGGGAAAATCTTAAACTGATCAAAAGTGGTGGCAAACCACAATTGCCAACAGATTGTGAGAATGTAAGAATCCATGCTTCCGGGGATTTCTTTACGCCTGAATACCTTAATTTGTGGATTGAAATAGCAAAAGAAAATCCTAAAATAAACTTCTGGGGATTTACTAAGTCTATAAAATATTGGTTGATAGTCAGAGATCAGATACCATCAAACCTTATTCTTACTGCCTCCTATGGGGGTTTGGATGATGAGTTGATTGAAAAAAATAAACTTAAGCACGCAAAAGTCTATCTCAAACTAAGTGAAGTACGAGAAGGTATGCCTATTAATATAAATGATGATTATGCAAGAAAACCAGAAGTATGTTTTGCGCTTCTTGATAATAAGAAATATTCTTATGATGATATGATGAGTAAAAATTGAAAACAAGTATGGAGATTATTGAAAAAATAACTCAGAAAGTATCAGCACCTCAGAAGGCAGTACTTAAGAGCCTTTCGCCAATTTCACTTTTTCTTGCCGGAGTGGGATCGGGAAAAACTCACATGCTTGGAATAAAGACCATGCAGCTTATTAAGAAGTTCCCGAATGTTCGTGGTTTCATCGGTGCAAATACTTACTTGCAATTAGAACATTCAACGCTTTTCCGAATAAGAGAATACTGGAAGTCAATAGGCGTTCACGAATACAATAAGGATTCAAGGCCATTTGGTCAATATGTCATAAACAAAACACCTCCTTCGGGATGGCCTACGGATGGTCATTCGTTTGATTCTTACTATGGCATAATAAGTTTCTGCAATGGTTGTGTTGTGTTTGTAGGTTCAATGGATAATGCTAAAGCACATGAAGGAAAAGAGTTCGGATGGGCTGTCCTTGATGAGACGAAGGACACTAAAGAAGAAGATGTTAAAGAGATCATTATCGCAAGAATCCGTCAGAAAGGGATGTATATTGTCGATGGATTATTGTCTGAAACAGGAACAGCCAAAGAACAATATAATCCGCTATTTATTGCTACTTCACCCGCAAAAGTCGACTGGATCAATAATTGGTTTGGACTTGATAAGTACATTGACGAGATTTCCGCAAGGATTTACAACAACAACGACTTTTTCCAACTTCAAGTTGAAGATAAATTTATAACCATTTCTTCGACTTATCATAATGTTCAAAACGTAGGTGAGAATTACATAAACAATGTCCTGACGCAAAACACTAAGGAACGTGGCAAGGCTCTGATATATGCGAATCCCTTCACCTTAACCGGAGGTGAATTCTATTCTTCTTTCGACAGGTTAAAGCATGTCAAAAAGGTTCATTATCTCTCTAATTTACCTATCCATATATCATTTGACCAAAACTCCGTTCCTTATAATTCTGCTTCAATCTGGCAGATAGACTACATTGAAAACAAATATATTCTACGGGCTATTGACGAGATCACTTTGCCAAACCCCCGCAACTCGACAGAAGAAGTATGTGACGAATTTATACGAAGATACCCGGATCACAAGGCAGGGCTTTTCTATTACGGTGATGCTACGGGAAGAAACCGCACAACGATGTCGAAAGAGTTTAAGCATCATTACGAAATAATTGAATTCAAACTTAAAAAATACCTTAACAACTACTCTGATTGTGTTGTGCGTTCAAACCCTTCGTGCATACAAAGGCGTGATTTTGCAAACAAGCTCTTTGAAGATAAGCTGCCCGTCAGGGTTGAGATAGGCGAAAACTGCCATCATTTGGTTGCTGACCTTATGTATTGTAAACAAGGCATTGATGGGGCAAAAAACAAAGACCTCTACACAGACCCCGACACCAAAGAGAAGTACCAGAAATACGGACACCTCGGTGATACATTTGAATATCTGATTGTGGAACTATTAAAAACATATTTCTATGATTAAAGAAGATGGTTATGAGCTGCTTAAGACTATTGTGGACAAAGATACGACTCATGTAGACTATAAGCGTGTTACCGATCTTGCCGACCTGTATTACAAGATGGTGACTGGCGACAAAATAGAATCTCTGCTGCAAAGGATTGAAACACGTGTTACACCTGAAGAATTCGATCAAATCAAACGAATATACCGATCTATCATTCCCTCCACGATCAATTCAACAAAACTTCCGTTCAAAAAGGTTACACGAAAAAAGCCACTTACGAGAAAAATCGAGTTCCCTGAAGAATCGGAGAATAAAAAAACTGAACTGGAAAAGTATATAAACACTTATTGGGGCGACAAGTCGCTTGACAAGTATATGGAATATGCTTTTGTCGACTATAACTATCTCGACCCGAATGCTTTTTTGATAACTGAATTTGATGACTTTGATCCTAAGACTGAAAAAGCAAAACCATATCCTTTTATCGCTTCATCCAAAGAAGTTATCGACTTCAGGTATAAAAACGAGATACTCCAATATGTTGTTGTCAGGCTTCCGATAACCTATATGGATAACGGTATTGAACGTGACGGCTATAAATTTACAATCTATCTCGGAAATGACACGATAGTCTTTACTCAGGTAGCATCAAAAGGGATGGATGAAGAAGTATTAGAGTTGGCAAAGAAATTCTATTCCGTTCAATACTTCGAACCAAAGAATGAAAAAGTCCCTGCAATACGGTTCGGCTATAAGAAAGATCCTGTTACAAAAGGCCGTACTTTGACATCATGTTTCCATGAGGTAGTGCCTTTTCTTGAAAAGACTTTAAAAATAGATTCTGAACTCGACCTCTCTACTTCTCTTACCGCCTTTCCACAAAGGTTTATGTATGCCACGCCTTGTAAGAATCCGGGATGCCGAAAAGGATTCTTGATAGATAACACCGAATGTCCGCATTGCGGAGGGACGGGGCATGAACCTATCCATGCAGGAACACAGGACGTTATTGTCCTTTCGCTTCCAAACGATCCTTCAACAGCTTTTGATCTGGAAAAGATGCTTGTTTATAAGTCTCCACCGATAGAACTGTTAACTTTCCAAAAAGACTACTTGGAGTATCTGAAAAAGTCTGTTCATGCTATGATGTTCAATGCCGATCTTTACACAAGGGAACAGGTATCAATCACTGCAACCGAAAAATTGTTGGAGACAGACAACCTTAATGATACTCTTTATGATTTTGCCCAACACTATTCTTCAGTTTGGGAATATGTAGTAAAAGACATTTCTACCTATATTGATTTGCCTGATCTTACAGTTGACCATCAGTTCCCGGAAAACTTCAAGTTCAAAGGATTGGTTGAACTTATGTCAGAGCTTAAGATGGCAAAGGAAGCCAACGCCTCGACATCTACAATAGCAGCTATCGAAGATGATATAAACGAGATTCTTTATTCTGACCGACCCGATGAGCTTAAGGTGATGCGTATAAAAAACTCCATCAACCCGTTCCGTGGCTACTCTGATTCAAACATAAAATACATCCTGAGTTCAGGCAATACTACGGAGTTTAATGTTATCCTCTGGACAAACATGGAATCAATCTTTCAGGATTTGGAAGCAGAAAATCCGGAAATATATGAGATGAGCATGGATGTGATAAGAAAAGAAGTTGCAAAGAAAGTTGCGGTTTATATGGAGTTGATAGGCAAACAAAAACAGGCAGAGTTTGAGCAATATGTTCAGCAATGAGAAAACTGATCTTCATACTTTTTCTTGTGGCTTGTGAGGAAGTGACACCTTATGATGATACTAACAATTCTGTCTTTTATACTTCAGGTGCACCTTACACCATTTCCATAAAAGGCGTTCATGGACAGAAAGAGTTATATAGCGAAGGATTTACTCCCACTTGCACATCACAGTCTTTTAATAAAGGCTTTGTTACTATGCGTTTAGACACAGGCAGTTATTCACTTGTTATTAACAATGTTATCAAGACAATAAAAATCCGGGAAGGGTGTAATAGTTTTGATGTATCAAAATACAGGCAATGGTGACTTTTAGCGTTGTGATAGCTTCTTATCTGGGTTCTTATGGTGGTGCTGCACGTAACCGTGAGCAAAAAATATTACGTGCAATCAACTCCATTCAGAGCCAGACATTCAGAGGCTTTGAAATTATTGTTGTAGCTGACGGTTGCAAAAAGACTATTGAGATTGTTTCAGATCTTAACATAAAATCCTTCTTTGTCGAACGCAAAGGGCATTTTTCGGGAACGCCAAGAAACAAAGGTATCGAAGAAGCTGAAGGGAAATATATAACCTACCTTGATATTGATGATGTTTATGGTGAGAACCACATTCAAACAATAGCAGACAATATCGGAAATTATGACTGGGTCTGGTACAATGACATCCGGTATAATCCACGTATGAGAGTGTGGTACGAAAACAAGTGTGACATTACAGTTATGGGTAGACATGGCACATCAAACATCTGCCATAAAAAAGATTTGAGTGTCGCATGGGATTTCCGGGGCTATGCGCATGACCATTATTTTATCGAACAACTTCTTAAATTCAATAACTTTACAAAAATCCCCACACCGGAATACTATGTATGCCATATACCGGGGGATCAGACAACAGGATATGACTTATGATAGCAGCGATTACAATCACATACAATCGTATTGAACTTACGAAACAGACAATCGAATCTTTCTATTCAAAGACCGATGTTGATTTTCACCTCTTTGTTGATAATGGAAGTGAAGATGAAACAAAAGAGTGGATCAAATACAAATATCATATACCGCTTGAAAAAAACATGGGTATTGCTTATGCTTTTGCTTTAGGAGTTGAAGCACTTAGTGGGAAGTATGACTATATCCTGAAGCTTGACAATGATGTTGAAACCGTCACTGAGGGAATAATAGGAAAAATGGTAAAATTCCTTGAGAAGCATCCTGACCATGTTATCAGTCCCGTTGACCTGCTTTTAGACCCTAACTTCAAGCCAAGAACATTAAGAAAATCGTTTCTTGAAGGATATAATGTAGAATATACTACTCATACCGGAGGTGCTTTTCAACTCGGACGAAGGGAGGCTGTTGAGAAATTATGTAAAGAATTTAGACACCTAAAACTTGGTGATCTTAATATCGGAATGTTCTACCGTAATCATGGCTATCATACCGCTTACCTACAGGAGCTTGAAATGCGCCATATAGGTCTGAATCAGTCAACTCCGGGCAAAAACTATATCATGTAACAAACACGTGATGAACATATGATGAACGGATGCCGAACAAAGAAAGAAAGAAAGAAAGAAGTAAAAGAATTAAAAGAAAGAAGAAAAGAAAATAAACAAAAGAAAATTTCATGAAATATGATCTTATAGTCATAACAAAAACCATCAATGACAAAATTTTCAACATAACCCAAAGATGTATTGATTCTGCTCGTTTGGACAAATGTGACCTGAATGTGATAATGGTCGAAACGAACGGGCAGTTCAAGAACTTCACAGGAGTTGACACTTTTGTCAAATATGATAAAAATGTTTTTTGTTATAACTATGCCTTGAACATCGGCATTAAACAAGCAAAATCCGATATATTTATCCTTGCCAACAACGACATAATTTTTCACAAAGGCTGGTCAATTATCGGTGAACTTATGCTTGCTAATGAATATGAATCTGCCTGTGCGCTCTCAACTGATCCCCGGCAGAAAACATTTCAGCGAGGGAACTATGTTTATCACGGCTATCAAGTAGGCCGTCACATAGTCGGATGGTGTATTTTTCTTACACGGAAAGGCTATGAAAAAATAGGAAGACTTGATGAATCAATGGAATTCTGGTACTCAGACAACATTTATTCTGACCAACTGATTTACAATAACGTCAAACATGGCCTTTTTTGTAATATCCAGATTGATCACATTGCATCAATGACATTAAAGACGCTTCCATTTCGTGAGCAGAAACGTATTTCTTATGATTCACAGATCAAATACAAATCAATAAGCCGCAGATATGCCAAAAGAAAAGAGGGTGACTAAATTCTTTCCGAGATACTACAAATGGAACGCAGAAAACCTCGGACTATTCTTTTTCATCAAAGGACAGACATCCATTTTACCAGCAATGACAATCGAACAGGCTATTTTTAACTACCTTCGCTTTACAGGAATAACATTGGATGAATGGGACTTGGAAAGTATAAAAGCCACTTATGTAAGGCTTCAAAAAGAATACTATGAAAATACCGAGAAGGATTCAGGATCTTGTGAATAATAAGCAATCATTTATTGATTCACAGATAGGTAAGCTTGAAAACACAATAATCAAGCTGCAGTCCGACCTTTTGGATCAGATTATTTCCGAAGTCATTCCCATGCTGGAAACAAAGAATGGTGAAATCCTTGACACACCTGAGAACTATTCATTACTTGCTGAAATTGACAAAGTGTATGACGGCTTTCGTAAGGTGATAATGAAAAAACTGCTTGGTGAGATTGACAACACTTCAACTAAACTTATTGACTTCAATCATGACTATTTCACTGTCGCACTTACCGGAAATCTGCCAAAAAGGTTTGAAGATATCATGGAGTCTACACGCAATAAAACTGACCTCCGCTTTGGATTGAAGGGAGGTAAATTGGTTCGTGGTGGTCTGATAATGGATTTGATTGATACTAACTACTTAGCAGATGTAAAACATGAAATGTCGAAAGCCGTTAGTTCACAGATAAATATGGATGAGTTCCGTAAGTTGGTGCGTGTAATGATGATTGGGGATGAGCATAAAAAGGGACTTTTTGAAAAACGGCTTAAATGGTTGATTTATGATCTTTATCAGCAATGGGATAGAACTTATAACTTATCGTTAGCTGAAGAATTCGGGATGCGCCACTTTATTTATCAAGGCGGTTTGATAAGAGACTCACGTGACTTTTGTATTGCTCATAATGACAAAGTTTATACAACGAAAGAAGCTGAGGAATGGAAGACATGGACACCTCAGAAATCACTTGCAAAAGGCGAATTCCCGGCTACTCATACTGTCACTGACAATCTATATGAGACACCGGGATATATGAACTATTCCGGCTATGATCCACTTATAGACTTAGGAGGTTATAGCTGCCGTCATGTAGCTGCTTTTATAAGTGAAGAACTTGCAAAAAAACTCAGACCTGATATTGATAAAAAAGAAGAAATCAAAGAATTTACTGATCCTATTGCTAATCACTTCAAGGAAAAAGATGATGCTGAAAACTACCTTACTTACAAAAAAGAATACGAATGGCTGTTTGATTCATTGAAACAAAATAAAGACGAATGGGATAAGTTCCGTGAGAATAAGTCGAGAATGTATTCAGGTATGATAAACGAAGTGATGGGAAAAGAGTTCCCTACTGCAAAAACAGCAATGGAAGATTGGCAGTCATCGACACAGAAACGCTTTCCAGCTTCACTTAAATATTGGGCTTTGAAACTTGAAAAAATCAATGGGGAGATACGATTTTCACGATCTGAATGGTCAACAGACAGTATTGATGGATTTGGGCCAAATGTAGAAGCAGGCAATTATGTGACGAAAGAACACTATTTGAAGATAAGGGCTTTTAACCAAGCATATCTTGATACTATAAACTTCAAGCCTAGATTTCTTTATCGTGGCACAAGCGGGAAAACTGGCAGGGAAATGAGGGTTGATGTAGAAAAGGCTTTGGCTCGTGGAGAAGAAGCTGTTATCATTAAAGATGCACCCCTTGCAGGATATACACAAAGCGAAAAAGTTGCAAATACCTTTGGTGCAAACTCAGCAGGCATAACTGTATATAGGAAAATAACCAAGTCCGATGTTTTTCTTCACAAAGACCTCTTTTCAAACCTTACACGCTCCTATATGGAAGAATCGGAATATATTATCTTTGGCGGTGACTTTGAACTGACAATAAAAAATCACATTAAAACACGTAACTACAATTGGAAATGATAAAAAATGCTAATCCGACAGAAATTAAAAGAGGCAAACTTATAATAAACCTAGATTGTACTGAAGCCTCAGAAGACTGGCTTAAATTCGGAAGACTCACGGAAAAAGCCAAAAAAGGAGATAAAGAAGCGGAAAAAGAAGCTGAAAGGATGGATAACTCCGTTTTGTTCTCAGTAGAATGATTTGTTTATTTGAAAAAAATAGTTTAATATTGAACCTTTAATTGTTTTTTGAATTATGAAAGATGAAAAATTGAATGTAATTGTCGATGGACGATCACAACGCATGACAGCTGCTGCCTTCAAGATTGCCAAAGAGCATTTTAAGGCAAGGATCGAAAAAGCGATCTCAAAAGAAGTGCCTCCCGAACTTCTGAAAATCCCTCCAAAAATAGAAGTTCAAAAACCTGACCTCATCATAAAAAAAGTCGAACCTCCACTTAACGTGGAGAAGAAAGCACCCGTCAAAAAGACAAAGAAATGAAACAGTATGAGCTGAAGTCTAGAAGGACAGGCAAAATCAACTATGTCTCAGAAGAAGACTTGGACAAACTCAAAAAACTCGGTATGCTCGGACGCTACCAGATCACAGGCGTGGAAGCACCGAAGTTTATTAAGCCTCCTTTCGTGGAGAAACCTGTAAAAGAAAAGAAAAAGTGAAACCAGAAGAACGTAAAATACTGGATGACAGTTTGGTGAAACTGTTCAAAATCACTCCGGAGAAACTTGCCTCACTCTATAACGAGGCTGGAGATTTGATTGACTTTACTCCTGTTATCGACTTAGATGCCGAACGTGTATCAAGACACTCAGGCGAAAAGAACGATCAGTACAAGAGAGGTGTAAAAGAAGGCGCCCAGAAAATTGAACGTGAGATAAAGGAAAAGTACAATGTCGAATCTGAACTTGTGGGAATAGACCTTGTGGATCACATAATCGTTGAGAAGGTAAGTGAATCCAAATCTTCGGAGTCGATTCAGAAACACCCGGAATTCCTTGCTGCACGTGCCGGATGGGAAAAAGAACAGAAGGCTCGTGACAGGGAATGGCAGAAAAAACTCGATGACAAAGACAGAGAGTACCAGAGATCAAAAATATTTGACAGTGTCCGCACAAAAGCACTCGATCAGTTAGCAGAAGCTAAGCCTATCCTTCCGCAAGACCCTCGCAAAGCCGAGCAGTGGAAGCAGATATTCATTCGTGAGCTTGAATCCGGCAACTATCAGATAGCAGAAGATGGTACAATCCTCGTCCTTGACAAAGAAGGTAACGCCCTTAAAGATGATCATGGCTATAACAAAGTGTTTAATGAATACACAAAGGAACTAATGGAGAAATATTTCGAGTTCCAGACAGCTGAGCAGAGATCATCATCGGGAAATAAAGAACATTCTGGAACAGACAAACAATTCCCAAAATCCGAAGACGAGAGACTTACAATGTTACGTGACCCCGCTATAACTCCCGCAAGAAGAAAAGAGTTAACGGAGTATGTAATCAAATAAATTGTAAAAATGTCAACTGTAATTACTTGCGGATACCTGAATGTCATCCAGAAAATGGCTGATGACATCTGGAATGATCCTATGAAAAACAACGATCTTATTGCAGACGTTGTCAGCGCAAAAGCTGTGCTTGAAAACCAATCGGTCAACTTTTCCGAGATTCTTGGTTCAAAAACCAAAACACTCAAAGTCGAGTGGCTTACGAAATGTGATGTTTCTACTTCTTCATGTTCCTCAGACTGTGATATCACTGGCGACGATGCCGATCCTTCGTGCAAGGATTATGATGTCGACTGCCTGCAGGAATCGTCTTTCAAAGTGCCTATGAGGGCATACCGTGACCGGACAATCGAGATGCAGCAGGCTCTCGCCTTCAACAAGCTCATCCACATGGCTGCACTCGATAAATATATTGCTCAATACATCCTTACGGGAATCGTTGCAGCAGCTGGCACAAACCTTTATACCGGAGGTCAGGGAACAGTTGTCGGAACAACTACCTACATTGCTCCGGCATATTGGGATGACGGCATCTGGGCATATTTCGATCAGGTCAGGAGGCTCAACAAGTTCCGTAACCCGTATCTTATCAGTGGGAACAACCTGTATCAGCTTATCTTCAACCGTCCTCTTGAAGCCGGAAACGCCAACGGAGTAGGAAATTTCAGGAAGATGAACACCCTCAGGGTGTACCAAGACCCGGAAAATGTTGAAACTATCGCCCCAGGACAGTCGCTGCTTCTGCATAAGACAGCTGTGGCTTTCCTCAACAAAGCATGGAACCCACTCAATGCAGCCAACGCTGTGAACCGTGCAGGTCAGTATTGGGAATGGAGCGAAGAATCACTGAACCTGCCGGGAGTGTTCTATGATATCACCATGAAAGAGACTTGCGAAGGTGATGAATTCTATCAAGCTGTGAAGATAAAACTTCATGGACTTCTCGCTGTCAACCCTTATCCGTGTGACGAAGATAACACCGGGATTCTCGTGTTCGAGTGCGGTACTGGCCCGGAGCAGTAAAATAAAGATAAACTTTTATGTATATGTAAAAGACTCCCGTACTTTTATGGGAGTTTTTTTCTTTTAATACTGAATAATCATGGGAGCACCTTACGGTAATAAGAATGCAGCCGGGCCTCACCGCAGACGAAGGACATATATCGGCAGAGGGGGGAGAATCCTAAAATCAACAACCTATAAGGGTCAGATGCGTATGATCTCCCGATATACTAATCTGATGGAAAAAAAATACGGTCGTGGATGGCCTTAAAAATCTAAGTTATGTCAGTAAATACCTGTTATGATTATGTCGTTGGGTTCTCCCGCAAAGAAGATGTCTGTGTTACGGATGAATGGGATGATGCTTATGCAATATCCGATTCTGGTCTTTATATAGACGAACTCCCCGGTATGCCCCAACGCTTCTTAGCTTCTCTCGGTGGTAATTATGATATATGGGAGAAGATGACCAACGCCCGTGAGAACTCTATCAATGCTTTTAAGTTCGATATCGTTAAAATGATACTTGAACGGTTTGAGCCTGTAAGGAAACGATTCATCGGTGATATAGGCTACAAGTCATTTACCTCTCTGTTGAGTGACTATCCGTATCACGGTCAGAGGATGTTTTCAGATATTATCGGTGGAGCATTTAACCTTCATGGCATTTATTTGATCCTTAATGTAACAGAAGCGGTCACATTGAATATCTATGATGAGTATGATCTTCTGTACACTTATGAACTGCAAAGCACTGCTGGTCGTCCTCGTTATAATGCGATAACCCCGCTTTCTTTGCCACTCGGTGGAAACTATTATTTCATTTATACGACTACGGGACAGCCATACAACAACCAACTCACATGTAACTGTGGAAAATACCATTGGTGCTTTGACATTGAAAATCCATGTTACGGCCCTTCACGTGAGATATGGACTGAGTGGGCTATGATGGCGGGTATCGCAGGGGATGATCTTTCGGAAAGAGACGATTGGACTACTTCACGTGAAGGTGCAGGGATGATCTTACACGGAGACTTTATGTGTGACATCCACGCTACGTTATGTAGTGAACATTCTGACTGGACAGGAAATAAGGTTGATTTTGCTATTGCTAATGCTATATGGTACAAGACAGGCGAATTTCTTTCCGCTTATATCATGGATACAGAGGAAGTTTCAAAAAAAACACTACTCGGAATAGAACAATGGAACAACAATCGTGCTTATTATAATTCACGGTATGCTGAGATGATAAAATTCATTGCTGAGAATTTTGAGGACGAACGTAATGAGTGTTTACAATGTAAAAGTCCTCATGGATTTCGATTAGTTCATCAAATACTTTAATTATTGGAGCACCATTTGGAAACCGCAACGCAGCAGGGCCTCACAAAAAAAGGGGCTATGGACAGAAAAGCACCATGTCACAACGTGATGTCAGGATATTAAGCATGGGATTCAATCGGGGATGGCGAAGCTCGATGTTTACCGCAGCATCAAAAAGAGTTTCTGCAAGAAAATATTTCGGCGGATCGGTAAGCCGTAAGACTAAATTCATTCATAACCTTGATGCAGCACGTAAGTTTAATAAATGACACCTGTTGAACTGAGTAAAAGAATTGATGGGGTCGTGAAAGACCTTGAAGGCGGGGCAATAGAACAGATCATGGTCAAACTTGCCAACGATGCTATTGCTTTAATACGTCAACGTGTCACTCAAACAGGTAAAAATGCTGAGGGGATAGCTTTCAGGGACTATAAACCCGGATATAAGAACTACAAGATGGCTCTTGGTCGTTATAAAGGATATGTAGATTTCCAGTTTACCGGAAGGATGTGGGCAAATATAAAATTATTCAGCTCACCAGACCAACACCGGAAAGGCATAGCCAAAATAGCAGCGACTACGGTAGAAGATCAGGAAAAACTTGAATGGAACACCGGATCACGTGGGCCGATACTGGAATTGTCGCAGTTTGAAAAAGAACTGCTTTGGGAAGTGTACAACGAACAACTATTGAAAATATTTCGTAAAAACGGACTTTAAAACATAAAATCATGGGAGCACCGATAGGGAATAAAAATGCCGCAGGGCCTCACCGAATGACAGGAAAATACAGGGGAAAGTCATCAAGTAAATATTATGGCGGTATAAGAAGGTCATTTTATAAGATACAACAACCAAGATCAAGATACGGTAAAAGAGTGGGGACGCCTGCAAGTGGCTATTCTTATAAAACACCAGCAGATTGGTATAGATATTAAAAATTATGAACCGAGCCATTGCTGACATAATACGAGCAGAGATCGAAGGTTGCAGTTTTGTTGATAAGATAGCAGGACTTGTTCAGACAGCTTATGTGGCAGTTAAAGTCGATGAGACAAAAACCGTCAAATCATTTCCTGTGGCTTGTTGTGTTACCGCTGACGACTGTATTACGGGAATGTACAAAGACCTGACACCAGATTCATCAAAAAAATCTGTTCTTTATTTTGAAGATCTCGGAGTGTCTTTTGTAAGCGCCCAGGGAGCAATGAAACTCTACCGATCAAGACTTCGTCTGGTGTGCTGGTTAAATACCGGACTTCTCTATCCTGACGGCTGTAAGAATGGAATATGTAATGCTTCAACCAACGCTATTGCGGAAATCATACGTGCTATTCCGATTATTCCGTTTGATTCATCGCCTTTTGTACGTATCTTACCGGAAGTAGTAAGTCAGATGGTAAGGAGTAATGCTATCTTCGGAAATTACACTTACAACGAGTTACAAACACAGTACTTGCTTGCGCCTTATGATTTTTTTGCTTTGGAGATAGAAACAGAGTTTGCTATTTGTATAACAGGGAGGGCAGAATATGAGGGTTGCGGAACGTATTAACAGGGAAAAAGCATTGGATATGCTTTCAAGATACCATCGTGGTAACATTATAAATCCCACAAAACTGGAAAAGTACAAACAGTCTATGCTCTCCGGCAGATGGAGAAATGGCATGGGTATGCCTATCAAGTTCCGAAAAGGAGAACTTACTGATGGTCATCATCGTCTTACAGCTATCGCAGAAACGGATTGTTCAATAGTCTTTAATGTTCAATATGATTGAGATACTTAAAATATCAATTGTCGGATTTATGTTCGTGGCTCTCGGTGAGCCTACATTTATATTTGCCCCATACCGGAGGCTGATAATGAAACTCCCTGACTGGCTTAATAAACCGCTCGGCTCTTGCTACTACTGCTTCACAGGTCAACTCAGCCTCTGGTATTTTATTTTCACAAAGCCTTTTGATATCAAAGAACTGCTGTTTTTTGTTTCGGCTTGTATATTTATGACTGAAGTGTATTCAAAAATATGGTACTATGAAACTTAAGACAATAAAGTTGGAGGATAAGTATTTTACCTGTGACGGGAGAAAGTTTTATATATCCGACAGTTGTTCGTTTGCTCGTTTCCGGGAGTTTCAGAAACTGGCACTCGAATTCGGTTACTCGTCAAACTTCATAACTATCTTCAAGAATCTCCGTGAAGCATGGGATCATCTTAATAATTCCAAGCAGGCTGACGCAGCAGTTGTGATCCATAACATAATGAAAGGAATAACATCATTGGATGACAAGGATGATCCCTCCATGCGGATATGTGCACTTTTTATCAACGAAGAAAACGAAGATGTTACGAGATATGAAGAAGGGATGATGAAAGAAAAGATCGACTGTTGGGCTAAAGAACTCGATGTAGCCCCTTTTTTTCAATTAGCAGCCAGCTTGGTAACGGGCTGGACATCCGCTTACAAAAACGTTACCCAAAGTGGTTTCAAACTGGAGAAAAGCGAAACACTTATATCGTAAACGAGATCGAAGAAATGGACAAATATTGGAACAACATGATCTATTCTATCTGTGATGGCGACATTGATAAGATGAGGAAGATACAGAAATTGGATGTTTTTGAGTTTTTCGACTATATAGAATCAAAAAATGGCTGATGTAGAACTTGTATTTAAGGTTGATAATGTTCAGGCTTTACAGAAAATTCGTGAGGTAGAACGTGCTGCACTGGAAGCAAATAAGGCCGTTACAGGTAAAGATCAAGAAAGACTTAAATTCCTTGATGAAGAAATACCTCGTCTTGAAAAACTTAAGAAATCCCGTGCAGAATCGTTTGAGACAGACAAGTTGGATGCATATACACGTGAACTGCAAAGGCTTAATGATTCTATTGAAGATTATGAGGGAGAAACACAGAAAGCATCAAAAACAACTCAGTCCTTTGGAGGTATAGCACAGAAAGCATCAATAGTTATTGCTGCTGTCACAGCCGTGATAGCATTGTTTAATAAGGTCATTGAGAGTACCGGAAGAAGTGCAGATAAAGCTAAAGTGGCACTTGCTGGATTAAAAGGCGGTTTTGATGCTCTATTAAGGTCGTTGGCAACAGGAAACCTTCAGAACTTAGGAAAGACTATGGCTGAAGCTGCTGAAGAAGGAAGGAGGTACAAACAGACTCTTTTTGATATCGAGACAGCTAACCGAGCATTAAGCGTTGCCACTGAAGAAACCAACATAGCTATAAACAAATACAATTCCATACTTGATAGTTCTATTGCTACGGACAAAGAGAAAAAAGAAGCTGTCTTGGGGATAGCGGAAGCGGAACAGAAACTCCTTACTGCCAGAGTAAACTCTGCAAAGTTTGCTTTTGAAAATGAGATGACCAACCTTATGCAGATGACAGGCTTATCACGTGAGGTAATAATGTCTTACATAAAACAGGAACAAAGTGTGACCGATTTAATAAGTGCAGGGGAAAAATATAATGACCTACTTAAAAAACGTGAATCACTTAATAAGTCCCTTGCTGCTTCAGGCGGTAGTCAGGCGATCATTGAGGAGATGGTTCTTATTGACAAGCAGATCGAACAACAGGGGATGCTCGGAGAACTTGGTTACAAATACTTAAATCTTCAAATACCAAGTCGTGAAAAACTCAACACGCTTACTCAATCTTATGTAGCATTACTTCAGGCAGAAAATTCCGAACTTTCAGAAGCGGATGCTGCTGCCTCAAAATTCAATAAACAAAATACCGAAACTGTCAAGACATTAAAGACACAAGCTGAAGAACAGAAAAAACTCAATCAGGCACTTACTGATTTTATTGTCGGACTATCATTGCTTCAGAAATATACGCCTGCAGATGTGTTTGAACAGGTAAAAACGATGGTTGAGGATATTATCCCAACCCTTAAAGACTATTCCGAACTTGTTCCCGGCATTGAACCGCCTGACATTTATCTTACTGATGAGATGATTGCTCAGGGACGTAAAAGGTTTAAAGAGGCTCAGGATGCTTTGGCAAAAGAACGACAGAAAGCACTAAAGAATGAACTTACTGATGAAGAAAAGCGTAAACTGATCTATGAAGGGCTAATAACTACTTTTTATAATGTTTCTTCAACGATAGCTGATATTTATGCCCGTGAGGCCGAAGATGCAGCCAATTATTCGGCAATGCTCGAAAGCCGCTTACAAGCTACACAGACAACTCTTTCACAGGAAATCGAACTCTATAAAGCAGGATATGCATCAAATGTTGCTGCAAAACGAATGGAAGTTGAGCAACTTAAGCAGATGCAGGAAGAAGCCTATCGGAAACAACAAGAGATAGCAAAAAAGCAACAGGCGCTTGATACGGTAATGCAAGTTGTAAATCTTTTGACGGCTTCGACTGAGATATTCAAATCATTCTCGAAAATACCTGTAGTTGGAATTCCCCTTGCTATTGGTATGATAGCAACGATGCTTGGTGCTTATTTGTCAGCAAAGACAAAAGCACGTGAAGCCGTTCAGCTGGAAGAAGGCGGATCGGGTGAATACGGGGTTATTCATGGCAAACGCCATTCAGAAGGTGGAGAACCATTCGGGAAAAATATAGAAGTGGAAAAAGGTGAGGCATGGGGAGTGCTTTCACGCCCTGCAACGATGAAATACGGGGATATGTTCCATGACATAGTTTCTTCATTTAACCGTGACCGTCTTCCAGCTTTCAGTCCGCTTGTAAATGTTAATATGGACACGAAAACAAGCAATAAAAAACTTGATGCTGTAAAGAATGAACTGACCAAAGTAAACAAGCACTTCAAAAGGGAGGAATATTTTGTAGGAAATAAAAGAATAATCAAGTCCGGAAATATTGTTCGGATAATAAACAGATGATACCTGAATACAGATTCTATATCACCTATTCAACCGTCACGAGAGAAGTTTTCCCTTGCAATTTCCTATCTACATTATTAGTTGATGAGAAAGAATCTGGAAGGATGTTTTTCAGGCGCAAGTTCAGTGGTGAATTATTGTTTGGAACAAATTCATGGGCTGAAGATGATTCGGGTACGGCAGTAAACAGAAAGGACGACTGGCAGTTCTTATGGGACATAGAACAGTTAGTGCCATGTGAAAAACTCTATCTCGAAATCACTAAAGACGGATTAAGCCATTGGATAGGTTATTTTTCAACTTCGGACGGCAAGTTTGACATTGATAATTGCACTTTCCGTGTCACTCCGATAGTCTATGATAAATATTCTGTATTTGATGAGTTTGGGGATGATGAGATAAACCTTTTGGGAGGTGTATTGGCTTTTCAGACAACAACAATGTCTAGAATGCTGACCTACGGCGTGGTAACTGACTTTGAATATACTCGTTGTATTTATTTGATTGATGTTATTGAGTACTTAGTTCAATATATTGATCCACTTGCTACAATTTCTTCAGATTTTCTTACGGCAGCAACAAATCCTATTACTCTTGCTGATAATCGTTACAACCTTCTTACTATCTCTCAAAAATCCGACATTAAACGCTGGAACGCCTCGGATAAGGCTTGGAAAGGCTATATGTCTTTTAATAAGCTAATGGAGATTCTTAAAATAATGAATCTATATTGGGAATATGACGCTTCTACACACACTTTCTATGTTGAGCATATTTCGTCAGCAGTTTTCAGTCCGGCAGCGGGATTGGATTTAAGAACACAAAAACTTCATACTCATGTAAACAAATATGAGTACGACAAAGCCAATATGCCAGCAAGCGAAATTTTCTCTTTCATGGAGTCTGAAAACGAGTATTTCATAGACCATTCGATTAAGTATTATTCCACTTGTTCTAATCAAGATAAGGGATCAAACACCGTTTCTTACTCATGGAATGTGACAACTGACATAGAGTATATTCAGGACTGCATGGCTTCGTCAGACAAGAAAGGAAATATATCAGATGATGGTTGGGTCATATTGGCAAATTATGATGATGGAGGACTTAAGGTTTATATGAACCATACAACCGGATATGAGATACGGTTTAATGCAGATATGAGCTGGGCTATCCTTCATTTAGCTTTTTTCAAACATGATCGTCCTATTCTTACAGGTTATATGAACAACGCATTGGATTTATTCTATACTACAAGGAAAACAAGGGTTCAGGAATGTTCGGCTATTATCTGTGAAGATTTTGATCCAAATCAAGAAATAACAACAGAATTAGGAGAAACATATTTTTCCGGCATAAAAGCATCTGTCCTCAAAGCTGAACATTCACCTATGGGTATGGTTAAGCTCAGGCTTGGTTATGGTCAGCCGGATAATCCTATTATTCCTTTCGAGTATGAAAATCTTATTCAAATTGAAGAAGTTGCAAATACAACTTATCCTACTGTTCCGACCGCTACAACTTATTATGCGCAAACATCTGTTCCTGCAGATGCTGACATAACGATAGATTTTGATGTGAGGATACTTGATGACTGGGGTGCTTTCCATGACGATCATGGGCAGATAACTATTCTGAACGGGGCTACTTCGGGAAGCACTACAGTTAACTGGACAGCTCCCGCAGAACCACTTGCAAGTAATCTTTGTAGGTTTAACATTTATAATGTGGTTGTTGCAGGTGGAATGATGGTTTGGGAATATTATTTTAACCTTGATGAAGATGCTGACTGTCTATGAAAAGAGATGACCTTTGGTTGCCACTGAGATTTAGTGATATTCCGTTCGATAACTGGAACAGCCCTATTATGGTTGACGCTGCGAATTTTATTCCTTTTCAGTTTAAAACCGAGAATTCAAGCACTGGATCAGTTACTTGCGAGGTAGTTAATTTTTCCGCTTCGCATACGATTGTAACTCCAGATATTAAGATTTTCCAGATAGGAGATTACACCTATTATATTTTTGAAGGAACAATGAGCTTAGATCCCGGTAAGTACTATCTTCAGATTACCGACGGGGAGTTTATTTATTATTCCGTAGTTTTCGAGGTGTGTGATTTGGAACCTTTAGGAAATGAATCGTGCCGCAGAGATGATATTTTTCTTCCGTTAAGGTTCAGGGAGGGTATCTGGAATACTATACCTATTATAGCAGATAATAACCACCTTCTGCCTTTCCAGTTTAGGACGCTAAATAATTCCACAGGCACTGTAACTTCTTATTTAGTTGACAGGGCTGGTAATGAGATTTTAATTGACCTTGATATCACTATTTACCAAGTAAACAAATGGACTTATTATTTATGGAGCGGGACGGTTGACGAAGTTGAAACAGGGGTTTATTATCTGAAGTTAGTTGATGGTGCTTATGAGTATTATTCCGTTCCTTTCGAGGTATGTGATTTAGAGAGTGACCTTGAAGAAGGTGTTTATGGCTATCTGTATAAATTCCCTGTTAGTGATCCTTACGGAGCCTTATACAACTGGTATGCCGTTAACACAGGGATGCTTGCAGCAGCAGGGTGGAGAGTATCAAGTTTTGCAGATTGGGAGGATTTGGCAACTGCTGTTGGCTCACCAGTGGGGGGTAATCTCAAAGAGACAGGTTATACTTATTGGGACTCCCCAAACACAGGAGCAATGAATATTGTTAATTTCAATGCCAGAGGTGGGGGAATAAGGGAACATAGTGGAGGTTATACAGAGATTAATCAGAGTGCTTTATTCTGGAAAACAGATGATGATATTGATGACGGTTACGGAGGTGGTGCCAATTATGCATCAGTGGCCCAAATAGTTTATGATGATTCTGGAATTAGTTCCGGGGAGGCTAATTTTTCGAACAAAAAACAAGGTTTAAGTGTCCGTCTTGTCCGTGATGCTACAGAAGCAGAACAACTACTTGATGACGGAACAGCTTGTGATGATTATGTAGGCAACGACGGTAAGATTTACCCTACGGTTAAAATAGGAACACAAGTATGGACAGCAGCCAATCTCGCAGAGACAAAATACAATGATGATTCAGATATTCCGGTAGTTACAGACAATGCAGCATGGGCTGCACTTGTAACAGGAGCTATGTGCTACTACAACAATGAAACAAGGAAAGAAATAGCACCTATTGGATGGCACGTTCCTACGGTTCAGGATACAATAGATTTGGCAGAGGCTATAGACACTGCTTATACTTACACAGCAGGGCATGGAGGCGACAATGTAGCTGGAAAAGAGATGAAAGAATCCGGTACTGAATATTGGGACACCGATGCGGGGACTAATTCAAGTGGATTTAACGGTCGTGGTGCTGGATGGCGGGAGCCGGACGGGACGTTTGGTGAATTGAAATCTTCTCTAATTATATGGACAGACAAATCCAACCTTGCGGGAGATGCTTATTTTGCCGGGCTTTATCATAGTGAAGATTGGTTCAATGTCGGAGATTATACGGCAGATCAAAACTACGGCCACTCTATTAGGTTGGTTAAAGATTCTACCGATAAGGCCGAAGGAGAAGAAGGAACCATGACCGGGAATGACGGCAAAGAATACCGGACAAAAGTTATCGGAGGCAAGGAGTGGATGATGCAGAACCTTGCTGAGACGAAATACCGGGACGGGACAGACATACCAAAGATAACTGATGCTGTGGCGTGGGCTGCCGCTACCGAGGGATACTGTGCTTATGATAATGATGAAAACAATGTATAAATGGACTTCTTAAAACTTGAATTTTGGTCTGACTGTTCTCTCGGAGCTATCTATTACGGAACGGGTATGCACTTCATCATGTATCTTGATGCAGATGTTGAACAGATGTTCTTTGAGGAAAGTGAAGAAGGGCAGGAAAATGGAGATGGTGACTTTGTTCCTTCGTTCAGAAGGCAGTTAAAGAGATATAAAATAATAACTCAGGAACTCCCGGAACATATGATAGATGCTCTGTATCGTATGAAGATGAATGATTATGTTCAACTGACATGGAAAACCGGGGAGGTTGATGATATTTATAATATCTCCGTAGAACATGAATGGTTTGCAGAAAAAACCTATGCAATAGCTACTATAACTTTTGATATGGATGAAAAATGTGTTGTTGGTGGATGTTGTACCGAATTACTTGCTGTTGAGATTACTGGCACGGGCACTATTGTTTCAGCAGACAGCGATGTTGTGACAGCAGATACAACTGTTATTACGGCTGACGCAGAATAAAGAAAGATAAACTTTTATGTAATTTATGATAGTAACTATAATTTTAACAATTAAATTCTAAGGAAATGAGTGTACTTTATTTACCACCTTGCCCCACATCATGCGAAAGTGCTTTGCAGCCCGTTTCGTTTAATGAATGTTCGCCTGAATACCACTGGGGGGAGATAAGCAAAATCTATCTTGCTCCGGCTGACCTTGATCTTTCGGGGTTTGATGTAACAGATCTTGCCGATTGGACAGCATTGCTTGCTGATACAGGGGATGATAAGATCAGAACCCTTATTGGCATAGGGGAAATGGCAGAGCCTGAAGTCTCTGAAGTAGAAACTTCCGGTAACAGAAAAGCTTATGGAAACCGTCAGTATACTATGTTGTTTTCGGTTGATGAGACAAACGAAACAAACTATTCATTTGCTGCCATGACGGGATGTAACACTAAGTATCTGATGTGGTTCGAGACCTCAGACGGTATTCTTTACGGAGGTAATACAGGGATTGAATGTACCGTTGTTTTCCATCCTATTATTCCGAGGTCAAGGAAAGAGCTTGTTACCTTTGCAGGATCATTCAAGTGGCAGGCACAGTTCCCGCCCATGAGATGTACTTCACCAATGTATTAACAATTAAAAATAAAGAGAAATGGCTTTACCAACTTATGGTTCGTATGGTTCGACCACTGATTACAGTACACCTTGCGGGATGCAACCGCTTTCATTGCTTCAGATGTTGGCACAATGTGTTGTCGGCACTGAAGATATTGCGGGAGTAACACATTACAGGCTGAATTTATTGCCTGCCTCAGCATATTGTGACGACTATGCCCCTTATCTCACCTGTGATAATGTTGATATTGATCCTGAAAGGATATTGGTTGAAAACATTTTTGCAATCGATGAGTGCGGGATGCTTGGGATAAAAGTCCTTATTAATCATGGAACTGGATTAGACTGATGAGCGAAATACTTGACAGCCCATTCAAGAAGCCTGAATGTGGTGAGATGCACCAACTCGGCTTAATCAGTGCAATTAAAGATGTGCTTGGAGGACTTATTAATCTTCAAATAGTAGGTACTGACCCCGATCAGGTAGGCCCTATTGACGGTTCGGCAATGGCTGATGATTATGCCCCTGCTTTGGGGACATTAAACCCTGACGGCACATTCTTTATATGCGTAGAAACAGATGCTGCTACCTATGCTGTGGTTCTTGCCGATGGTACGCAGTTTACCATTACGGCTGCTCAGGCAACAGCGCATCTAGGACAGTGGTATCCGGCGAGACTTCTGAAGGTTCTTAAGGACGGGACTACGGGGAGCTTTTCAGTAGGATATTAAACTACATTATATGGAGAAATGTATTATTTGCCAAAAATATTGGATACATAATTTTATTGGTATGAAAAAGCTATTTTATTTATTTATGTTACTTCCTTTGGGATTGTTCGGGCAGACACAGGTTATTAGCGTTGGAACAGTAGCCAATGATGGTACAGGCGACCCGATCAGAACAGCATTTCAAAAAGTCAACACCAACAGGGCGGCTACCGTTGATTCCTTCGCTGTTCATAACGGAGTGATTCAGGCTATAAAATATGACTCTTTGGGGAACATTTATACAGAAGCCCAGACAAGGCAACTATTCAACGATTCCATAACAGCAAGGATAGCAGCCGGAGTTGACCTTGAGACATTCGTTGATAATAAGTTAGAGAATTTAGTGGGTGGTGGCGGTGCAGTAGGAATGTACCAATTAAGAGGCATAATAGATGTGACGCCTGGCATCCCGGAAGATGGTGATTCACTTGTTTTTAATTCTGGATTTACAGAACATCCTCATTTACAGGTCTATCGTGATGGTGTCATGCAGTGGCATATCGAAGGAAAATCCAATACTGACGGCACTCAGAATGCCTATGTGTTTGATCAGGATGAGGGTAAGATAATTGTCGCACCCACGTTCAGTGCAGGGGAAAAGCTGATTATAAATGCTTTTGATCCCATTATCTGGACAGAGCTAACCCCTGAAGGTGGCAGTGGTGGCGGAGGTGAGCCTGGAGGATCATCCCTGCTTACTTCTTTATTGGCATCATGGAGCTTTGATGAGACTTCCGGGACGGTAGCGAATGATAATGTATCTACAAGAGATGGTTACATAAGTGGAGGTGTTGTTAACCAGTCAGGGAAGTTTGGAAAATCAATCCTTCACGACACCCAGACAGACTACGTTGAGGTTACAAATCATTCTTCGTTGTATCCCGGTGATTCGCTAACTGTGTCTTTATGGTTTAAACTAAATTCTCTTCCGAGTGCGGGTGATAAAAATTTCTTCCTCATAAGGCATTATTATACTTCTGCCCAGCCGTGGGCTTATGAAATTTTTATCAGTAAGTCTACTAACTACATAGCATTTTATGTTTACAACAATTCAGACACATATTTTGCTGCTGAAACAAATGATAATGCTGTTGTAGCGGACACGTGGTATAATCTTATCTGTACCATTGGAGCAGGCACAACTCCAAAGATTTACCTGAATAATTCTGACGTAACTTCTTATACTGATGGAGGTAACTTCTCTGGTACAATTAGGACAGCTAACATTCAAGATTTGTATATAGGCAATGCTTTATATGACGGGACTTCTGCCCCCATGGGCTATATAGATGAAGTAAACATCTGGAGCCGTATCATTAGTTCTGGTGAAAGATCATCATTACAAACAAAATATTATCCATTTAATTAATAACTAATGAAAAAAATAGCTATTCTTTTAGGCCTTTTAATGATAACCCTTCAGGGGGGGTGTCAGGAAGACAAGATTTTCAAAGAGGTTGTCACCTTCGAGAAGGGGTTTAAGTTCTCATCTACGGGACAGATACAGACAATCCCTTTTACCGGAACATCAACGAGTGTTTCATGGGAGTCAATTACTGGTAAACCTTTGACTTTTCCTCCGGCAGCACATACACATACTTATGCAGAAATTACGGCAGTGCCGACAGTGGACTTACAGGCAGCATTAAATGATATGGGTATTTATTTCGGAAAGACTACTGCTGAAATTAATGCAATAGTTCCCAAAAGTGGATTTGGTATTGCCTATGATATAACGCTGAATGTTTATAAGGTTTATAAGAATGGAATTTGGTCAACGGTAATTACGGGAAATTAATGAAAAATATATTTTACATATTACTGTTTTTTATAAGCTCTGTTTTACAGGCTGAGACTTACTATGTCTCAAAAACCGGATCGAACGGCAATGCCGGAACACTCGCTGCACCCTGGTTAACATGGCAGTACGGGTTCACTCATATCTCAGCCGGAGATACATTGTATATACGTGGGGGGGAATATTACACCAACGGAGCTGCCGGGGGCGGTGACTGGAACGGGGTTTATGTTTCATTACGTAACGGAACGGCATCAGATAAAATTGTCGTTATGAACTATCCGGGAGAAACACCTGTGCTTAACTGTGAAGGATTTAACCCTCCTGGAGCTTATGATACAAGGGCAATAAAATTCAATGAATGTAATTATTGGCACATACAAGGGCTTACTGTTCGCAGAGTACCGGAAAAAGGAGCGTTGGCTGCGGGGTTCTATTTAGAGAAATCAAGTCATATAACTTTTGAAAGATGTGTTTCAAAACATAACGGAGGGCCGGGATTTGTAAGTAATAATCATTGTGATTATTGCTATTGGATAAATTGTGACTCATGGGGTAATTATGATACAGCAGCTGATGGTGATTTCGCTGACGGGTTTATTTTCAGTAACTGGGGAAGCGCCGGGGAGTATCATATTTTTGTCATAGGTTGCAGGGCATGGAACAACTCAGATGATGGTTTTGATGCTTTTGTCAGTAATGACGGCAACTCAGGGGGTTATGTAGAATATACAAACTGCTGGTCATGGAAAAACGGGCGAGGTACGGGCGGTGATGGCGATGGATTTAAGTGGGGAGGATCAAAGTTACTTACCGAAAGCGGTGTGCAGAGGGTTATCCGTTATTGTCTTTCTTTCATGAATGCCGGAGATGCAGGGATAGGTATAGATCAGAGCGAGTCGCCTTATATCGGAGTGATTCATAATAATACTTCTTATAAAAACAAAGGGCAAGGCTTTTATTTAGACAGAAACACAGCTTCATATTTTAGAAATAATATAGCTTACCTCAATACAGGAAGTGCTTATTATGAAGATTTCGTCGGAACTTCTATTGTTGTCAAAGATCATAATAGTTGGCAGAGCGGTTACGGTTACACAATGTCGGCTGATGATTTCCTTTCTGTGGACACTACGGGGGTTTCAGGGGCAAGACAGAGTGACGGGTCGCTGCCTGATCTGGATTTTCTTAAATTAGCACCTACGTCTGATTTGATTGACAAGGGTGTTATTAATGTAGGCTATGGGATAACTGTAAGTTCTTACGTTGGGTCATCACCCGATCTGGGGGCTTTTGAATATGGTGAGGATGAAGAACCGCCTGAACCGCCTGAACCCCCGATAGTAGACTCTCCGGGAACGGGCATAGTAGTAAGAGGTAGTGATGTGGTGAGCTCTGGTGGTAAACTTGTTAAAAAGAATTGATATGACTTGGATAGGAATAGGCAACACGATAGGACGCAGGAGAGGGGGGGCAACTCCTCCTGATGCCCCGACAGGACTTGCAGCAACTGTTGTCAGCGATAGTCAGATAGACCTCTCGTGGGATGCTGTAGAAGGAGCGACTTCTTACAAGGTCTATTATGGCACTGACGGGGTGAC